GCAATTCATATATAAGACCAGTATTGCGATACTTAGAATGTTTTATCTTCATTGTATACGTTTACTATATATAAATATGTATTAATTCTCTAAATCTTTAATATTATCCTCACTTAGCATTTTAGACTCTTTACTAGAACGCTTTTTAAAAACAATATTTTTAAGATCTTGCTTGTTCCTATGGTAGATAGCTTGGGTGGTTAAGTTTTCAGCAACGTTTTCGTTGTCAGATGGATACCCGCCCTTCATACCGTGAACACCTAGAGGATCACGTCCACCTAGTGCATCATTAGTACCGTATACAGAAGCTTTCTCTGTAGGTCTTCCGCCTTCAGGTCCAGGTTGCCCCCATTCAGGTTCTGTTTCTGAATAGCCTGGTGGTACATCTTCAGTTCCTCCTCCTTTAGGAGTAGAAGTAGCTCTTCTACCGTACATAGACGCTAAGTCATGAGGTGTACCATATGTTTGACCAGATTTAGCTGGATCATTTCCTTCTCCTTCTATTTGAGCTATTCTAAATGTTCTTTTAGAATCTTCTCTAACTAGATCTCTCATCTCCATATATTGATCTTCAGATAAATTAAATATATTTTCATATATGTAATCTGAGGAGAACATTTTAGAGTCTTTCATTTGAGCAGCTAAGTCTACTTTTTCTTTAAGTAATGCTACTTTTTCTTGTTCAAATATAATTGAAGGTGTAGTTAATTTTATTTCGAAGTTAGTTAAACTTTCACCAGAGAATCCTTGTGCATATAAATGTACCAGAGCTATTTTTGTAAGCTCAGATTCCATTATTTTCTGTATTCTTTCTACTGTTCTTGCAAATCTTATATCTTCTGCTGCTAATGTAGCTTTACCAGATAAATCTCCTTCATACCCAAAATATGCTTTTGGTATCTTAAGTGCAGCAAACATTTTTTGTATAGGTAATTAACATCAGTTGTGCCGTCGTACTCTAATCCTTTAGTAGTTTCAATTCTAGTAGCAGTATCACCTCCCCTAACAGGTAGATAGAAATCTTCCATCATATTCTGCATATTGAACTTAAGGTTATATTGTCCATCTTCTCCAACATATGGAGTCTTTTTCATAGTATTGATAGTTTTTTGCATAAACTGCTCAACTTCATTTGGAGGAACATTACCAACATTTATATAGAACATTCTTTTTTCTGGAGCTCTCATGATTCTATGTATTAACATAGCATCCTCCATCAAGGTAACTTGTTTATATATTTTTCTAGCTGGTTCTAAATAAGACCTACCGTAAGGTAAATAAGAGGTGTCTGATATTAATCTAAAATGGGCAATTTCGTAATTATCGAAATCTATAATTTTTTGGTTAGATTTACGTTTTGGTAGGTAATTAGTACTCTGTGATGATGCTAAACCATCAGGATCTAATTGAAAGACTACCTTAGAAGGATTTTCTGGATCTTCTCCTTCTCTTCTAATCATGTGATAAACTGTATAAGGAAGTACATTATATACTCCAAACTTTTCAGAGATTTCTAGCTTTAAAAAGAAGTCTCCATATTTAACCATGTTTCTAGTCCATGACCAAAGGTTAAACTCTATATTAAGTACATCATAAAATAAATTATAAAGTACTCTTTGTATGTTCTCATCTGATGACTGTACCGCTAATATTTCGTTTTGGTCATTTTTAACAGTTGCTTCGTCAGCTATAATGTCTAATGCTGATGCAATGATAGGGTCAGTATCCATTACTTCGTAATCAGAATAAAGTTGTATACGAAGAGTCTGGTAATTTATATTAGGATTAAATATATTCTTATTATTGTATATATACAGTCTACTAAACCTGTCTACTAGTGAATTAGTTTGATACCTACCGGTACTCTGTATTTTATTTACATCAGCAATTTTTAGTTCTTTTCCACCGACATTTCTGATAACTACGTCGTTTGAAAAAAGTCTTCTAAGTCTGCCAAATAATGATTTGTCCGCCATTTAGGTACGTTTTAATTATAAATAGTCTATTTTAGTAACCAAGAGATATCTTGTTCGCCTCCCGGTGTATTAACAATATAAGGATTTTTTACCTGATTACCAACTGTTTTTATGATAGCTTGGTTCTTAGCATTAAGGTTAGAGAAAGAAGATAGTTGTGCTCTAGCTAAGTCCATTCCTTGTTGCCTTAGTCTTAAAGCTGTATCTCTTACGTATAGTGCAGTAGCAAAAGAAATTATTAAATCATCATTATATCTATCTTGAGCTTGAGCTTTACCATTTTTCCATATAAATACTCTCATTTCAGACATAAGTCTTTTAGATTGTAATTGAACTGAATGTTCTCTTATATACTCAATTGCTTTAGCAATAACTAAAGGTCGTGATTTAGCTGACATAGTAAAGCCAGGTACTAATTTATCTCTTTCGTATTTGTGCATGTACGACTCTACTGTATCTCTGTTAGTAGTGGGACTATAGTATAAGTTTCTATACTCTCTTTCCATTACCTGTTCTATAGTAGCCCATCCAATATTCGCATTTTCTACCACTAAAAGTGCATCATTATACTCTGATGCTATTCCTACAAGTACATTTCCAAAATCCTTGGGAGATATTTTTCCTTTATATTCCCCTACTTGTACACAGTTCTCTATGTCGAATATGTGAAATGCAGAATAGTCAGTAGAATCACCTCTAGCAACGTCAGCAACAACCATATAAGATTTACTATAGTCAACTCCTTCCCATATCCATAGATTATTATCTACTCCTCTTTTCTCCATAGGTTCTTTCTGATACGTTTCTTCGTAGAAAGTGATATCTTCTGGTTCAAATACAGTATCTCCAGAGCTCAAGAAGTCACAGTCACATTCCTGTCCTGCCATACGAGGTCCTAAGTCTGCATCTTGTTGATTTCTCCAAGCTTGGTTTCTTTCAGGATGTACTGTCCAAGGTAATCTTATAGGTAAAAAGGAGTTTTCTCCTGTTTCAGCCTTTTCCCAGGTTAAATGAAACCAGTTACCTATTCCGTTAGGAGTAGATAGTGCCATACATTGTCCACCCGTAGCAAGTGTTTGTTGAGCAGCAGTATATGTTTCATCTATATTGTCGATAAATGCTGCCTCATCTATTAATAGTAGCGATACCGCTTCAGATCTTGCAGCATCAGCATTTGAAGATTTTGCAGTTATTTTAGACCCGTTTTTTAATCTTAAAGATAATTTATTTTTTTCTACTGCTCTTAACTTTAACCACTTAGGTAGCTGATCATACATAAAGATAGTCTTGGTAACTAAGTTTCTTGCTGTTGCTTGAGTAGTAGCAAGTGCTAATACGTTTTTGTCTTTATGAAAGAGCATTAACCATAAACTATAAGCAGCAGATAAAGTTGATATACCTAGCTGTCTAGATTTAAGTGTAATAATATACTGGTTGTCTCTAAATAAATGTAAGATTTTTTCTTGAAAAGGGTATAACGCAAATAAAATTCTACCTCTAGTGGGGTGTTGAATAAAGCAATACTTCTTCATAAAGTACGCCGGATCTTTTACACATTTAAGATATTCCTGTGTAATTATCTTTTTAATATCTGTTGCCATAACTTTTATTCTTCGTCTTCTCCTAAGTAGGAAGTTGCAAATCCCATTCTAGGTCTAAAAAGAACCCAGGAAATTTTTTCAAAATTAACTCCTAATTTAGCTAGTCCGTCAGCCATAGATTCAGGAGAGCCAGTTACATAAATATACTTACCTGTATTACCTCCTGTTATTTTTTTATTGCTTCCAAAATCATGAATCATAAAATGATTAAATCCTTCTTTATTTGAGTAGTCTATAAAGTGCATTAAACCTACATTACGGTTAATTGATACAGGGTCACTATAATCTATTTTACTGATTCTGCTATCTGCAGGTAAACCTACAACTCCTGTTAAAAAGTCTTTGGTTGTCTTAAGTATGTCTCCTTTATTTTCTTTGCTAAATAATTCACTTATTAAATAAGGAATACCGCTTTTGTTAAATTTTTTATCATTGTAAAGAAATTTTCCTCCATCGAATTGAACTCCAAATTTAGAGTATGCATTAATAAAAGCATCACTGCTTATACCTCCTTTAGGTCCTAGTTTAGCACCATTACCCTTAATTTCAAATTCTCCTCCATCAATAGATAAATCTCCTTTACCTCCAACTGTATTAGAAACATTTTTAAAAAGTAGTGACATTGCAATTTCACCCATTCCAACTCCTCGTTTCTTTTCATCTTGAGCGGTATGAAAAAATACAGCTCTTATAGTTGCATCAGATAACCCTGTTTTGCTTTTTAATGTTTCAAGTAGATTACCTGTATGATTACTTGATGGAAAGGTTGCTTGATTAGATTCATCTTGTAAATATGTTGAGAATTTTTCAGCATCTTCTCTCGGTAAATCTTCTATTATTTGCTGTATTTGTATAGAGTATTTTTTAGCTAAATTACCATACCCTTTTTTATTCATAGTGCTTTTTATACTTCTATAATTACCGAAGTTAGATACTCTTTGGTAAAGTTTAGCAATCTGTTTATCGTCGAGTTCAGCGTTTTTAATATAGTCTATTATATCGTCTTTTGTAGGACCTTGTTCAACCAATTCAGATAGCAAATTGTCTAAAATAGCTTTATCTTCTGGGTTATTCATAGATGGAGTACCTGTTTTAGATCTCCAAGCCCATTCGGTATATAATTTATCTGTTACGTTCATTATGCTTCTGGTTCTTCTCCTGCTTCAAAGTCTACAGGCTCATCTGATAAGTCAGCTCCGCCGCCTTCTTCTCCACCTAAATCATCTGGTGTAGGTTCTTCTCCAGCTGTAGCTCCACCGTCATCTCCAGGAAAGTCTCCTCCTCCGCCGCCACCGCCTCCGGTGTCAACATCAGCAGGTTCTCCTTCTCCTGCTCCTTTCATTGGTGATTCTCTGTAAAGAACTTCTAATCTATCTAAAGCTTGTTGATAGTCATCTATCTTATTTATATAGTACCTTTTACCTTGAATTTGAGCTTGGAATCCGTCTCCCATCCATTTCAAAATATAATCTTGTCCGTTCTTTAAATTAATCCTAAAAGAAGTAGGTCTAGGTGATATCCAATCAATAGATTCAACAAACTCTTTAAATTGTTCTGTCTGTAGTTTAGTTAAAGCTATTCTTAATGTAGGAAACTTACCTAATATTTTATCAGTAGCATCTTCAAGAACTGTATCTTGAGGAGCATCCATATCAGGCTCTTCTTCAGGTGTTGGTTCCTCTTCAGGTTCCTCTTCGTTTAATTGGTCTAATAAACTTTCCTGGATTACCTCTTGATAAGCTTCTAAAATAATATTTTCTAATTCAGCTTTCCTCATTTTATTTCTTTTTCTTTTTATATCCTTTGTGCCAGTGCTCGTTAGATGTTTTAATTTCTAATTCACTAACTGGTATGTCTTTTACTGTAGTCCCACTTTCAAATAAAACATCATAGTGAGTGACTACATATTTCTTACCTTCTTTAACCAAAGTATGTTTCTCTGGTATACAATTACCTTTTCCATACTTCTCATGCACTACTTTTGCAGCACAATCGTGAGCAAATCCAGGTCCAGCTTCTTTTACTATTTCGCTACCTTTTATTCTACTATGTGCTATGCCGTATACATCTCCGTTTCCGAAATCTACTGTAGCTTGTGTATCTGATATTTTAGTTACTTTTCCTTTTTTACCGTCTTTAGTAAGTGTATCTCCAACTTTTACTTCTTGTAAAGCATCTTCTGCATCTTGTCCTTGGTACTTAGTATCTTTAAATACTTTTGATGATTTAGCTAATCCGGCTATAAATCTTTTAAGTAGTCTCCCCGGTACGTGAATGTATCTAGAGTTAGGACCAGACCCTGAGTATCTTTCTGTTATTTGTATTCCGCTGTTAGTTCTAGTGAATTGAAAATCTTTATCTATATGTAGATCTGTTCCTTCATATAAATCGCTTTCTCCTTCTTCCATATAATCTTCTAGATTCTTATCTACTGGTAATTGAAATTTATCTGCTAAAGCTAATACTATTTCTGCTGCTGCATCTCTTTCAGATATATCATCGTTGTTAGCCATGTTTTCAATAGCTTTTAATACATCATCAAAATCTCCTCTTCCTTCATCTAACTCTTGATTTCTTCCTATACC